CTAGTCAGTCATTAGGTTTCTATAACGAACACGCTTCGGCTCTTCATTGCCTAGACGCTTCAATTTGTTTTCCTCATATTCTGAATAGGAACCTTCAAAGTAGAATACATTAGAGTCTCCTTCAAAAGCGAGGATATGCGTACAGATACGATCAAGGAACCAACGATCGTGAGAGATGACTACCGCACACCCTGCAAAGTCTTCCAAACCTTCCTCCAAAGCACGAAGGGTGTTCACGTCAATGTCATTGGTCGGCTCATCGAGCAGCAGAACGTTACCTTCTTCTTTCAGAGCGATCGCCAGATGCAGACGGTTTCTTTCACCACCGGAAAGAACACCACAAAGTTTTTCCTGATCGGCACCGGCAAAGTTGAAACGGGACAGGTACGCACGTGCATTGATATCACGTCCACCCATACGGATCAAATCATTACCACCGGAGATTACCTGATAGACGCTCTTGTTCGGGTCAATGTCTTTATGCTGCTGGTCTACATAGGATACCTTTACGGTCTCTCCTACTTCAAACTCACCTTTATCTACCGTTTCCAATCCCATAATCAGACGGAAAAGAGTTGTTTTTCCTGCACCGTTAGGACCGATGACACCGACAATACCGTTAGGAGGAAGCATAAAGTTCAGATCATCGAACAGCAGTTTGTCGCCGTATGCCTTCGCTACGTGTTTTGCCTCAATTACCTTATTACCCAGACGGGGACCATTCGGGATAAAGATTTCCAGCTTCTCTTCTTTCTCCTTCAAGTCTTCATTCAGCAACTTGTCGTATGAATTAAGACGGGCTTTTCCTTTCGCCTGACGAGCTTTCGGAGCCATGCGCACCCATTCCAACTCACGTTCCAGTGTTTTACGACGCTTGCTGGCGGTCTTTTCTTCCATTTCCATCCGTTTGGTCTTCTGTTCCAGCCAGGATGAGTAGTTTCCCTTCCAAGGGATACCTTCGCCACGGTCGAGTTCGAGAATCCATCCGGCAACGTGATCAAGGAAGTAACGGTCGTGAGTTACGGCGATAACCGTACCTTCATACTGTTGCAAATGTTGTTCCAGCCAGTCGATAGATTCAGCATCCAAGTGGTTGGTAGGCTCATCGAGCAACAGGATGTCCGGTTTCTGCAACAACAAACGGCAAAGAGCGACACGACGGCGTTCACCTCCGGAGAGATTCACCACCGGCTGATCTTCGGGCGGACAACGGAGCGCATCCATCGCACGTTCCAGTTTACTGTCCAGATTCCATGCATCAGTTGCGTCGATGATATCTTGCAATTCTCCCTGACGGGCGAAAAGTATATCCATCTTGTCCTGATCTTCATAATACTCGGGCAAACCGAATTTCTGATTGATTTCTTCGTATTCTGCCAGTGCGTCAACGATCGGTTGCACACCTTCCATTACTACTTCTTTTACTGTCTTTGTGTCGTCCAGATAAGGTTCTTGTGCCAAATAGCCCACAGAATATCCCGGAGAGAAGACCACTTCTCCCTGATAGGATTTCTCCAGACCCGCGATAATCTTCAATAAGGTAGATTTACCGGAACCGTTCAGACCGATAATACCAATCTTCGCTCCATAGAAGAACGACAGGTAAATGTCTTTCAGTACATTTTTATTTGGTTGGAAAGCTTTGCTCACTCCCACCATTGAGAAGATGATTTTTTTATCGTCAGCCATATATTAATGATTGTATATTGTTGATAATGGCACAAAGATAAGAAAAATGTTTGAAATGCTTTGGAGTTCTAAAAAAATGTTCTACCTTTGCACCCGCAATTCGAAAGAAAGCATAAAGGATTGATTCAGTAGCTCAGCAGGTAGAGCACAACACTTTTAATGTTGGGGTCCTGGGTTCGAGCCCCAGCTGGATCACTGAAACAAGATGAAAAATAAAGTAAATCCCTGATAGTCAATCACTATCGGGGATTTCTTTTTCCCCTCGGTCCAGCATTTTAGGCAGATTACAGCAAGAAATACAGGTGAAATAGGTGGACTTTGTTTAGGTCCGATTTTAGTCCACCGAATTGAACTTTACTCTTTGATTCACTGCGTTTTGCGTAACAGGATTTTAGGCTTGAAATAGTATTTTTGAACCATTAAAATTTAAACTTAAAAGTATGGACAGAAACTATTTTTCAATCCTCTTTTTCATCAAGAAGAGTAAGTTATTAAAGAATGGCGAGGCACCGATTTGCCTACGCATCACAATCAATGGCCAACGTGCGGAAGTTCAAATCAAACGCAGTGTCGAGGTTTCCCTGTGGAATAGTAATAAGGAATGTGCGATTGGGAAGGAACGGAAGCATCAGGAACTCAACCACTATCTTGAAACGGTTCGGACAAAAGTACTACGTATCCACAGAGAATTGGAGCAAGACGGCAAACCCATTACCGCCGAAATACTGAAACGCCATTTCTATGGTGAAGGTGAATCTCCAAAAATGTTGCTGGAAGTTTTCAGGGAACATAATAAGAAATACCGTGAACTTTTGGATAAAGATGTGGTATTGGGTACGGTTTTACGATATGAGAGAACGGTCCGCTATCTTGAAGAATTCATGAAAGAGAAATATCGTTTCTCTGATATTCCATTGAAGAATATTAATCAGGAGTTTGTGAAAGAGTTCGAGCATTTTATCAAGACGGAGAAAGACTGCGCCCAGAATGCGACAGTCAAGTATCTGAAGAATCTGAAAAAGATAATCCGGAATGCTCTCGTGAACAAGTGGATGGATGATGACCCGTTTGTTGAAATCCGTTTCCACCAGACTGCCAGTAACCGTGAGTTTTTGACGGAAGAAGAATTAAATAAACTGATTGAAAAAGAATTCACAATTCCAAGAATGGAAATAGTCCGTGATATTTTCGTCTTTTGTAGCCTGACCGGACTCGCTTTCACGGATGTGCAACATCTGAAACCGGAGCATATCTTCCGCGATATGGACGGTAGTTATTGGATTCGCAAAACAAGGGAAAAAACAGATAATATGTGCAATATACCTTTACTCGATCTTCCAGTGAAGCTAATTCAGAAATATCAAAACCATCCTGAATGTGTTCGCAAAGGAGTCGTAATACCTGTCCCCTGCAATCAACGGTGTAACAGTTATCTCAAGGAAATAGCCGATGTATGCGGAATTCAGAAGACGTTGAGTACACACATCGCGCGCCATACATTTGCTTGTTTGGCCATTGCAAACAAAGTATCTATGGAGTCGATCGCCAAAATGTTGGGACATACTGATATTAGGACCACAAAAATTTATGCCCGTATATTGGACCGAACGGTTTCTGATGAAATGCAGATACTCAGAGGCAAATTTGCGATATAGGCGGTATTAAAAAAGGATTTTATCAATTGTGATAAAATCCTTTTTTAATAACAGACTACTTGTAGGACGGATAATAATTATCCTCAAGCAGTTTCAATACATCACTTTCTTTATATAAAACTTTTCCGCCTACCATATAATAGGAAAGAATCCCATTAGTACGATAATCCTGTAAAGTCCTGCGGCTTATCTTTAAGACCTCAGCCAACTGCTTGTCGGTCATGAACCGTTCGCCATTCAAAAAAGGTCTGCAATTTCCGGCCATACTTTCTATATTGGTTAGCAGGGATTTCATTGTTTGAAAGAAAGCAATTACCTGCGGAGTTCTTTCTGTAATAACATCTTCCATTTTTAATTCTATTGATAAGTTACTTTTTTAATTTCTTCAAGCGGTTGTTCTGAACATAAAGCAATAAACGCTCAACATCTTCCGTTTTGTAATACATCTTGTGATTGATTTGTGAATAGGGTAATTTTCCGGTATCGCGAAACATTTGCAAGGTGCGCAAAGAGATATTTAGCCGCAAGCATACATCCTGATTATCGAGTCATGATTCTATACCTTTCATATTGCTTTTTCCACAAACTGCATTCGCCTTATTTACAAACGCATCAAACCGATCCATCATTTTCTTAAACAGTCGGGCTTCCATGTAAATCATTTCCATGTGTCTTATTCTCCTTTCTTCTCTTATAATCGTAATCCTTTTGGAGTTTTTATGGTCTTTTCGACGACGATCTTATCACCTTGATTTTCTTGTCGAATATCCGAAAAATGTACCTTCAGCAGATTTACGGCCAATAGCTTCGCTTGTTCCTGTAACTCGTCCGTCGAATCATAGACTTTCTTCCCTGCAAGTTTTTCTTCTATATCTTCAAAGTTCTCACTAAAACTAAATTCATTAGGATATTCATGAAACATTCCACCTTGCGGATAACCTTTATCCTTTATATATAATAAGACTGCCAGATCATAATTATCAGCACTACTTGACAGGTTTAATCCTGTGTCGTAGCCGGTTAGTTCATGGTAATTCTTTCATGTAGGAGCTAGATTATACGTTTCGGTATCGGTGATATTTCTCAAAGCTGATTTCTCTATGTAAGCATTTTGAGGAATCTCTTCGGGAGTAAAAGCCACGCCAAATTTATCCTCACAGAGATTTATCTTACCTTCCATTAGCGACGGCCAACTACGCAGTTCGTAGATTGTAAGCGTATCACCTTTAAAATCCGAGTTAAAGAAAGACTCCTCAATGTTCCTTTGCAGATAATTGTTGGATTGGTGCTGCCCAAACAAATCCCTTCCAAAAAGCAATATGCCTTTCTCTGTCTCAATTCCCGTGTAATATTTGTTGCCTTGCCGAAGATCTTTCAGCATTTCGGTGATGTAAGGCGAGTTTATAATCTCTTGCCACGTGGTAGGCGTGAGTATGCGAGTATGGTGTTCGTCCTTTGATAGCGGGTCTGTGTCATTCCATAGACAATAAACCACTTCCGAGATTCGCAGGTTTCGATGGGGCATGACTCCCTGCTCATCCATCGCTTTCTCCAACCGCTGCAAATAATCCTCATTTTTACCTTCGGACAGAGGAGGAACGAACACAAGATCGGGTACATTGTACTGAACTATTCATTCGGTAGGTATTTCTTTTCGATGCAATGCCTTCTCTACATCTTCAAGCATGAAGTCCATCAGCCCCTTGTTACCTTTGCCTTTGGTACTGATATGCACAGGATTTCCGTCTTTGTCGACTGTCACGTAGACACTTCCGCTGTTCTTGTTTTTTTCTTTTTCCATCTTGGTACTTGATTATAGTTTGATACTTTGTTCCTTTTTCTTAAATGGGCCAGTCTTTGCCACTGCCTGATATTCTGCCTTATCCGGTCGTGAGTTAAGTACAGATACCACTTGCTCCTGTTCTCCCGTCAGTGGTAATCGTTCCGATAGTCTATTCATCAGTCGGTTAAAGTTCCGTAAAGTGGGTGTCATTTCCTGACGAACGGTACAGATGCCGTATTTCAATAAGTCAGGCGATGTCTTTTGATAATCCTTCAGACTGAAGCGGAAAACTGCATCCAACGGAGCCACTTCGTAGATGCGGAGTTCTTCAGGCTGAACTTTCTTTTTGAAAAAATTGGCTGTTCGCTCTTGCATGAACTTATTTAATGCTTTATCCCCCGCCTGGTCTTTACTAAATAACCATACGGTCTTTCCGAATTCCACTGCTGTACAGGTGGGAAAAGCAGCCAGCCCGTTCCGAATGACATGACCGTCCATACCGAAGCGGTATGCCAACCGATTATAATCTTCATTTTCAGTCAGAGCCGAATGCGCAGCGCTTACTGAGAGAGGCGCAATTCCTCTTTCACAGCAAAAAGCGGCATCACGCAAGCGCACTATTCCCGAAGGATGTATTTTTTCCTGTTTCAGTACCGGACACAATCGTTGCAAATAATCGGCATTATCTGTCGCCCTAATCTCAGGTATTTTACTTTTGTCATGAAAGTCGAAACGAAACATTCAGTGATCGGGAATAAATTCGCGGTCTACCACATGAAACTGTACATTGTTTTCAATATAGCGTTCAAAACCAGTCTCACCCTGCCCTCTCAGACTTAAATAGACGGGCTTGTAAAAAGCATCCAGCGTCATATACAGACTACCGCTTTCCGCATGATTCATTTTATTTTCATTCATCATCCTTATAGAATTAATTGTTTCTTCTCTTTTTTAGCCGTGATAGACAGGACATGCTTTACCTGACTCCGTTCCTGTCTCTTATCTATTTCACCGTCCAGTGTACTGAATTCCAAATCTTGCTTCTGATTGCGTTCGATAGTGGACACAGCTTTTCTTCCGCTAAGGCTGAACTCCCCGCCGTGCAAATGAAACTCGGATTGCAAGATATCAGCTGCCATCACTTTCGCTTCTTTTTGCAGGGCTGTATAACCGAAGTCATGGGCCGATAAGGGTGCGTTTTGCCGTGCTTTTATGCTATCACCTAACTTCTCAGCCAACTCCCTAAATTCATATTGATAACTGAAAGGATGGAATTTATCCGCTACCACATGACCTGCATATCCGTTTTCCGATATATATAATAAAGAAGCCACATCATAGTTCCGGGGTGAGATACCAAGCGAGAATTCCTTCGTCAAACGGTCGAAGTTGTGAAAATCAGGTCTGATATCGAACTTGTCCTTGCACACGGCTCCTTCCAGAACTTCCGGCCCAACAAATTTATCAGAAGTAAAACTGACAACGGAACGCCTTAATTGCGTGTCTTCACTCCGCAGATCGGCTTTTGATAGTTTATCTATGCAATTATCCGCCAACTCAGCCACCCTTTTGGTTGGCAAATCTATCTCGTAGATTCGTAGTGTTTCTTGTATTTTTGTAAGATTGAAAAAGCTGTCCGCAAGGCTTTGCAAATAACTACCTTGTGCCTTTTTTCCTTTCGGAGTATTTGAAAAGAGTAACACACCAGCTTCGGTAGCAATGGCAAATACCCGATTATCGTGTTTCGACGCGTCGGGGTTGTCGAATAAACCAAAGACATCCTTTGGTTTACTCCGTTTCAAAAGGGATAAGATTCTTTTTAAGATTGACATAAGCCACTATTTATAAATGAATATCAATCGCAAAGAAAAGCATTCGCCAACCGAACTACAAGACAGGTGACATGTAAGTCTGTCTTTGGCGTCAGTTGGCGAATCCATTTATTATGCCAGTCGTTCTTCCAGCATTCGGTTGTAGCTGTTACGCAACGAGTCGATGAAAGGAGTTGTGTCCGTGCAACGGTCAAATACCTTTCCACGCTTTGTGTAGAGGGCATTGACCTTAAGATGAAAAGCTTCCTCAAAAACTTTAATCACATCCACAACTGTAACTTTTTTCCCTCCCATTGAACCAATTGTTCCTGCCGCCATCAACGCTGCTACCAATTCTATCAAATCACTATCTGTACCATTCCATGTCAGTGCAACAGTTCTTTTTCTATTTCCACCTTCCGGTTGATGCTTTATCTGGATTACGGATGACAATTTATTCTCCATATAGAAGTCTTTAATTATCTGAATTTCTGCATCCAGCACTGCGAGTGATTTATTGATATACACATCATAGAGTATATGTCTCCCTTCAGTCATGGCATCACAAGCTTTTTTCAGGAAAGTCAATTCTATTTTCGTATAGTTGAGCCTGCGCAAGTGTCCAATACGGTCGTCATCCGCAATTACTGCAAGCAGAGATACGAATTCTTCATAAGCAGTAGACAGTTCACCGGGAGCAAGTTCCTGTTGATTCTGATAGGAGGTAAACATTGCAATCAAAGTAGTCTCAATCAATATTCTCAT